TCAGCATATTTGGCAGATCAACTTAGACTCTACGGGAAAAATCATGGACGCATATCTTATGTAATCCATTTAGGCAAAATTGCCTCACCAATACTTAACTGGTCATGGAGAAAATATCGTGGCTTTAATCCTCATAATTCTCATATCCATATCAGTTTTAGAAAAGGCAAGACAGATCAAGACAGCACATTTTTCGAAATACCACTACTAGGGGGCAAAATATGAAAACCCAATACTGGACAATACTTAACAGCTATGCAAGGTCAGCCTTTGTGTGCTTACTTACAATCTATGTAGCTGCACCTGACGCTTCACCTTCAGACATTTGGAAGGCATTTGCTGTGGCTTTCATCGGCCCTATCCTTCGTGGATTAAACCCTGATGATAAGCAGTTTGGTATAGGCTCGAAAGAGTAATGACAGCGGTAGATATTGCCGCTATCTGTGCCGCAATTACAACTGTATTTACTGGCTTCGCAATAGGACTTAGGTTCTTAGTCAAGGGCTGGTTAAATGAACTTAGACCCAATGGTGGGTCAAGTATTAAAGATCAAATCAACAGGCTTGAAGGGCGTGTTGATGACCTATTTGTCATACTATCGAGAGACAATTAAAACATGGCAGCCAAAAAGAAACCAGTACGCCGTCGTAGATCAGTAGCTCGTACCGAGACTACTGCACTTGACATGCACGCCATTGCGCTTAATGAGTATTTTAGAGCATTACGCAGGGCTGGTTTCACCGTTGAAATTGCATTAGGTCTAATGGATAACAAAAACAGTATGCCTGAGTGGTTAATCCCTACTACAGCTGATACTGACATTACACCTTTTCAAGACGACGACGAGGATGAGGACTAAACCTTATTAAAAAAATTGCGTTCATAAGTGATCTGCAAGCCCCGTACATAAATGAATTAGCAGTAAAGTCAGTTGGTCGTTTCTTAGCCAAGTGGCAACCTCATCAGACAATATGCGTCGGAGATGAAATCGATATGCCCCAGTTGGGCAGTTTTAATGCCAATACCGTTGATGAAATGGTAGGCAATCTAGATGAGGACAGAGTATTTACCCAAGAGGTATTAACTTACTTGGGAGTAACCGACATAGTGGGAAGCAATCATGGAATCAGACTCTACCGATCAATCAAGAAAAGACTGCCAAGTTTTCTTAACTTACCCGAACTCAAATATGAGCGTTTTATGGGATATGACAAGCTCAACATCAAGTTTCACCCATACGGATTTGACTGGGCAAAAGGTTGGCATGTCGCTCATGGCGACGCTTTCCCTATGTCTAACAATGCTGGGCAGACAGCCTTAAATGGCGCACGCAGAATAGGAAAAAATCTCGTGACGGGTCACACGCACAGGCTTGGTCACATGTCGGTTTCAGAAGCCCACAATGGGCGTCTAGGGCGTGTTTTACAAGGAGTAGAGGTCGGAAACTTAGTCGATCTTTCTAGCAGCGGTATGGCGTATACAAGGGGCTATGCCAACTGGCAGACAGGATTCGCTGTTGCCTATGTAGACAAGACTCGTGTGACGGTGGTCACAATCCCTATCAACCATGACGGTAGTTTTATATTTGAAGGTAAGGTCTATGGGAAAAGAGCCTAGCCGTACCGTTGATGACCATATTGACGACTTTGACGCAATAGGGGTTTTGTAACAAAAGCGTTATAGGACACGCCTGTCAGTTCCTACACTTACCATGAACAAATCATCATACTTTCGGTGTTGGCAAAATCTGTCAACGGAAAGGAAATTATGAGTACATGGATAACGATTAGCATATTGTTTTACACAGCTGGTATCGCCTATTGTGCATATTATATTGGGTTTGATCGAGGCTTCCTGATTGGTAAACAGCGTGGGTGGGTCAATGGATATGCTTCAGCCAAGGCAACCGAACGAGTTGCTGTAGATGAGGTATTTGACTATGAAAAAAACTGATGAGTGGCTCAATGAGATTAGTGGCATTGTTGCGTCAAGAGGTTCAGACTATGGCTCAGCAGCTACAAACCACAGACGAATCTCAGAACTATGGTCAGGTTACTTGGACACTTACATTAGTCCAGAGCAAGCTGCCATGTGTATGTTGCTCGTCAAGGTTTCACGCCTCAGCGAGAGTCCACACCACGAGGACAGTCTCAAAGATATTATCGGATACGCCTGCGTGTATAGGAAAATAATGGCAGAGCTACATGATAATACTGAACAGGACTAAGAATTACTGTGACTACTGTAAAAACCGTTATGGGGCAACTAGCCTCAAAGGTCAAGTCATGGCGATTTTCACGAGCATTAGTTCGAGCAGAAAAGCGACCTGCAAATATCGCAACTATTGTCAGCCATGTCGAACCGAACTGGAGAGTTGGCATGACGGCAGTACTTGGACATTGGAACAACAACAAGCCTACGCACAAGGATTGGACGAAATAGATTATGGCTTACTTTGATCTAGATAAATACATGACAGCTGAGGAAAGAATAGAGCTGTTTGCTAAAGAGAACCCTGACTTTCGCATGAAGTCATTTCATGAACAAACTGACGGGTTTGTCTTTGTAGAGGTTAACCTGTATCGCACTTGGGCAGACCAAGAGCCTTGGGTAAGTGGATTAGCTGGTGAATCATTGGCTACACAGTTTGCTATTGAAAAGGCAGAGACCTCAGCCTATGCAAGAGCTATAACTAACACAGGTGACCCTAAGTACAGCACAATGAAAGACGGTACCAAAGCACCTAGGGCTAACAAAGGTGAAATGGAAGCGATCAAACCTATGTATGGCAAGGTAGGTTCAAAGTCTGCCGCTATTGAAATGGCATTAAGAACAGACATAAAGAACAACCCTTGGTCTGCACCTGAAGCCAAGGCTGAGCCTGAACAATGGTCAGTCAATGAGGTTGCCCAAGCATTAAACGCAACCGTTGTTGACCAAACCTATGAGTGCCAACATGGTGCAATGATTCGTAAAGAGGGTACTAGCCAAGCAGGTAAGCCTTACTACGGGTTTGTATGTGTTGAAAAGCGTAAAGCCGATCAATGTGCGCCTGTGTGGGGCAGACTTACAGCTAATGGCAAGTGGTCATTTGGAGAACAGGATAAGTAAATGGGCGATATGGAGATGATCTACCCTGACCGTACAAGGATTATATTTACAGATGAGGGTGCAAGCCTAGACATTGTAAATATGTCTGACTGTTGCGAACTATGTAATGATCCACGCTTAGTGCATGAGGGTGACTTGCTTAAATGTCTGAGCTGTGGAGTTATTAACCATATTGACTTTGGTCATGCTAAAGATGAGCCAACACCGCAAGCATAGAGGCTATCGGACACAGAAAGTTGTAGCTGATTACCTTAAACAATGGTATCCGTATGCTGAATCCGCTGGGGCTGGGCGCACAGGCTCAGATGTGATCGGCATACCGTTTGATATTGAGGTCAAGGCTCGCACAGGATTTGACCCATTATCAGCCATTAGGCAGTTAAAATTAAGGCAGTCAGACAAGCTAGGCATTGTAGTGCTACGCATGAACGGTCAAGGCGAGAACGCTGAGGACTATGTAGCACTAATGCCACTAGGAGAATTGATAAAGGTGTTAAATGGTCGAGCCAGTTAGATGTATTAAATGTGGGGCTTGGAAAATGGAAGGTTTAAGCTGTTCAATATGCGCAAAGATCAATGCCCCGAGTGCCTAGGGTATAACACACAAACAACACAATATAACAAAGACTACCTGCACCTATGTTGTGCATGTGGTCATGAGTGGAGTGAAGGTTATGGGTAAAAGAAATTGTGGTGTAGATCACACTAAAGATCGTCTCACTATGTGGGATAGCATGCTCAACAGATTTGACAAGGGCGATATGCTACTAGCCTTCGGCAGGCTTCAAAAGCCTGAACGCAAGCCCCGTAGGGGTGAGCTTGCGAGTTCGTGGGCTATAGCATTTGGGCTACTGCTATGTCTAGTGTTACTAGAGACAGCTGCCATAGAGGTTGATACAGCAAAAGCCATAACTACAAATAAATCCGTTTATACAATTACACCTAAGATATATGCTAAATACGCATTAAATGATGATAAGCAATACAAGTGCATATTAGAGCTATACAGGCGTGAGAGTAATTGGAGACCTGAAGCAGTAGGTAATAAAAACGGTACTAAGCAGGTCTATGGCATACCTCAGTTAAAGAACGAGATCATGCTTACAAGAACACCAGTACAACAGGTAGCATTAGGCATTAAGTACATAGAGCATAGATATGGCACTACTGATATGGGTATACCTAACGCATGTAAAGCATTGCATCATCTAAAGACTAAGGGTTGGCATTGACTAACAAAGCATTAGGCAGCAAGAAGTGGAAAGACATAAGGCTAAGAGTGTTAGCTCGTGACGGCTATGTCTGCTACATCTGTGGCGGTGAAGCCAATCAGGTTGACCATGTGATACCACGCACCAAGATGGGTGACATGTGGGATATGGATAATCTTGCAGCTATATGTGCAAGAGACAACATACGCAAGGGTGATAAAAAGTTAAGCGTTTTTTTAGAGGGGCAGTCTAC